CGTTTTTGGGTTGCTTCAACATAGTCATCTTCGTCCCGTGACAGCACATCAATCTCAAGCCAGCTTGAGTCTCGCAAGTATCGCAGACCCTGCGTACACGCGTCCACCATGTCGTCGTGCGTCGTGTCGGGGAAGCTGCATATCTGACTGACGAAGCCCTCAGCCCAGTCCCTGACGTATCCCTTCCGGTTACTGCTCTCGGGTATCCACACGCGCTTCGATGCAATGATATTCGATACGATTGAAAGCCGCTGTATTTTGTCAGCCCTTCCCGGATTATAAGCCCGAACAGGAAGGTGCGCCCTCTGCAAGTCTTGAATAAGTGAGATGCCCGCGGCTTTATCCTCGACCAGTATCATATCAACCTTCTTGCCGCCCTTATAGTTGTCCTGCGCCTCACCCCCGTAGCTGACTTTGTATTCCTCAATGACCTTCGGTCTTAAGTCAGGATACTGCAGACGATCCTGCCACACATCAATGATCATCACCGCCATCGGACCATCTAGCGGCTTGAATACCCCAAACACAATACACGCAGTAGGATCGTTGACCGTCTTCTCTGTATAAGCACAATCGTATGACTGCAGGATGTATTCAAACTTCGGAAGCGGCTTCTCAGGGGGCCAGAGGTTGAACCACTCACGCTTAACAATTCCGCCGTCTTCAGCGTCAATTATCTCAGCGTAGATTTCCTGCTTACCAAGCTTCGTCCCTTCATACTGCAGGATCTGCCGCTGGAACGTCGGGGAGAGGTTCCTGATGTTGGCATACGTCGATGCCCGCGTAATAACCACATCGTCACCCTCTCGCCCGGATAGCTCAATGATCAAGTCCTTGGGCTTCGGAGTAGTCGTCGCCATCACCCGAGTCCGCTTACCCAGCCGGACAGACAGCATGATCTGGTCCCACGCATCCTGCAGGTAATCCCACGCAGCAAGCTCATCCAGCCAAGCGCCATGCCACTGGGGACCGCGGAAGCGATCAGGCTCACTCGCCGGGATGCCCTTGATCAGCGAACCGTTCGTCAGGGTGAGTTCGCTCAGGCTCTTGTTGTAGTCTGCCACAAGCTCAGGGGGGACAACAGAAATGAGTCCAGAGTCTCCTTCAAAACAGGTTCCCCGGATGTCTGCCGAAGTCGGAGCAGATACCAGCCAGCGGGTCTTAGGTTCGTTCCACGCCCACCACGCAACCTGCTCTGCTGCCGTCCTAGTCTTTCCTGCGCCCCGTCCTGCCAGCATCAGCCAGATGCTCCACCACTCACCCGGAGGGACGATCTGATGCTTGTGCGCCTTACTCAGCCACTTAGCCCTCCACGCCCATGCTATCTGGTCAGGCTTCGGTAGTAATGCGAACTGCTTGGCAGTCTGCGGATCCTTCAGGATGTCCGCTAGATCACTCATCCTGCTTAGTCAACTCAAGGTTCAGTAAGATCTCAGCGAATACGTCTTTGATCTCCACCACCGTCTCAAGCCTCATCGGATTCTCTGCATCACCCGCAAGCGTCGTCCTGTCTCCGTACTTCCGCGGCTTGAGTTTCGATGCTACCCACTTCCGCGCATCCACCCTCAGCCTATTCCTGTTGATACCTGCAGAGTCGAGTCTCTCTATACTTCCACCGTCCTCTGTTCTGATGATCTGCATCGGTTCTTCGTCACTGATATGCAGTATCTCATCAGCTAACGTGTCGGCTTGATCCTCCCTAGCTTTCGTGTACATCTCGCGAAAACTTTGATGCTCTGCAATCCAACGATAAACCGTTGATATGTCAGGCATTCCTTCCGTCTTGATTAGGCTGTTCAAGCTTTTTCCCTCCGCTATGGCTGTGCATATGCGGATTGCTTGCTCTTGGGAGTATTTGGAGTTAGCGCCTTTGGGGGAGCCACCTTTGTTCTTTTGCGGTTCAGCTATCACGCTTATTTCGCCTTATTTCAAAAGTACGGTCGTTGATTTCATTGGGTTTTTGTGGAAATAAAGGCGTCCCGGGACGTCTTTTAATACCAAAAGCCCAGCCCATCCTTGAGGATGGTACTGGGTTATAGCACTATGGGAGCAGGGGGTCAATTACCCTTCGTGTCTTCCCTACGGAATGCCTGCTGTGCAGGGTTGTGCTTCGACTTACTCTTGGGAGCAGACTCCCGGGTGAACCTCGCGGCTTTCAGTGCCGGTTCCCTTTGCGCCTTGGGTAACTCCCAAAGCTTAGACCATTGCGCCATTTTTAATCTCCCGAAGAATGTCCGCGCTATCAGACTCCAGATCAATCACCATGTGACTAAGAGATCCGGACATATACATTGACTCGATCACAATCGAGGCTTTCTTGCCATCCAAGCTGTGCGTCACCAAAACCCCGGTCACGCTTGGGATCAAGATTTTTAGCATGACAACGCCTCCATCTTCTTTTCGACCTCTGCCAACTTAGCCTTCAACTCCGCCCTCTCTGCCGCCAAATGCTCTTCCCGCGCATCCTTGATTGCAAATTCCTTGGGCATGTCAAATTCGACATCAATCTCTTTTACAAACTGATAAGCAGGATTCTGCTTGTCCATCCTGAGAGAGTAAATTGCAAACACGCCCGTTTTTTCCCAAGCGTACTGAACGTAAAATATATTTGCTTTGATAATCATTTGAATCTCCTAATCATATTGGGGGCCGAAGCCCCCGGGTTTATTTAAGCTGCTGCCAATTCTTTTTCGTAAGCGGCGAAGTGCATTTCCATCGGACGGGCAAACTTCTGCGGGTTGCTGCCACGCTCCAACCCCAAAAGATAAATTGCCAGTTCTTTGGTCGGAGCAAATTCCGCATCACCCACTTGACCGAAGTTATCAACTGCAAAGCAGTACCAGAGCCGTGTGCTTTTGTCGTAGTAAGTTTGAAACATCAGAATCTCCTAATCGTTGTTGGATACTACAGAACAGAGTGTACGCCTGTCCGTATAACAGTGCAAGGATTATTTGCACCTAAAATGGGGCTGGAATTTCCGGAGGGGGAGGAGGATTCTTGATGGCCTTTCCGAAGGGCCAGCCGTAGCGAGGTGTAATTATTACGCGGGTAATTTTTGGCATTGCATACCCCTAAAATTCTGAAGGCTTTGGTGCTTCCACTACAGCTACCACAAATTTCTTCCTACATTGCTCAAGTGCCATGTCGCACTGTTTCTGCGAAATGGTAAGCGTATCTTTTCTTGCATCCCCCCATAATTTTGTTATTTCCACATCTACTAAAAACCAACATGAAAACCCCCTTTCGATCTTGAATATATTCAAGCTGCGAGGGAATCCGTAAGACGAACTCACGGTGCCGCCGCTCATGCCTGTTGCAGTTGCTCCGGATCGATAATTTTTAAGGATATTAAGCGCGTTAAGCTGCGCCTCCATTGCCTTAGCTAGAGCTAGAACATCTTTGTGGGTTGCGGTATGGGCAACACACCTTCCGTTTATTTTTTTAAACACTTCATCGATTAGTTTTGGCGAACGACCAATTTTGATTCTCATGATGCCTCCAACTCTGCAATGGCTTCTTCTTCTGTCTCGCCCCATCCGATCTGGTCACCCGGCTCGTAACCCTCGTAGACTGCAGACCAATCGCAGTTACTGCTATGGATGGGGGGATTTACAAACTCGGTGATGATAAGTCGATCCAGATTCATTGGATTCATCCCGAATGCAGGCATTCTTGTTTCCCACGGGTCGCCATCAAATTCCATGTTTATCCCCTTGCCGTTGTCTTGACAGCGAAAATTGCAATCGTGCTGGTGTACTTAGCCACTACATCATCACCGATCTTAAGATCCTTGATCATCTTGCCGTAGTTGACCTGCTTGCGGTCGGAGGAAACTACAGTTGCGCGGAACAGTGCGCCATCAAATTGGTTTTCACCACCGGGAGCAGTTGCCGTCTCCCTCAACTCCTTCTTGATCTTCTCGGCATCAACCGTGAGATCAGCAATCTGCGCCAGCAGCGCACCCAGAACATCAATTTTATTCATTACGCCTACGTCCATGTCAATCTCCTAATCTCAGTGAAGTGGGTTACTACAAGACAGATAGTACGGAAGTCCGAACAGGCTGTCAACAACTATTTAACAGGGGGTTTCCCCCCTCCCTCATTAGAAGTTGTAGTCGTAGAACTTTACCGGCTCGTCGTCCAGAATGTACCTACCAAACTTTCCCGTCCATCCCTTCTTGCCAAGGCGAATACGGATTACCGGGTTGCTTGGGTTGCTCTTGATGATCCACTTCTGGTCGCGCTGGTTTGAACAGTGTGCGCTGAAGCCACCGACATGGAATTCCATCTTTACGGACTCATCACGCTCTGCGTCCATCTCGCGGATCTCAATCGTCTTGTCGCTGATCCGGCGAACAATTTCATACGGCTCTACGTCGCTGTAGCCGATCAGGTTGGCAAACTTCTCCTCCCCAACGGTAAGCATCGCTACCCGTTCTCCATCGTGCAGGATGGCGATGTGGCTGCCGCCAAGGTACGCTGTGTAGTCATCCGTCATCATTATGTCCAGCAGCGTCTTTGCTTGCTGAAGAGTCTTGCAATGGGCAACACGGTTAGCCCAAGCCTTGCCAGAGAAATCTTCTTTTTCGATGGTTACTTGCATGGTCATCTCCTTAATTTCATGAATTGGTTACTACAGAACCGATAGTACGGAAGTCCGAACAGGCTGTCAACACTTATTTGCAACTATTTTTGACGAAAAAAAACCCCGTCACCGGAGTGCGGGGTAAAAGCAGGGCATCGGGGAGAATGCCTGCTGGGAGTGGGACTATTTTATCGCGTCCATCACCCTCTCAATCGTCACATTCAAAGCATCGAATTCGTCCATCTTCCTAATAGCCCACGCCCGCTTCTGACCGTGGATTCCAAGGAACGGGTTCCGGTGACAGTCCTCACATAAGGCTACCGCGGTGTACTGAGCGCCTTGCTTGATGTGGTGAGCCTCAGAGCCTTTCCTTGAGTCACAGACAGAGCAGGGAAGCTCTTTCACCAATCCAAGGTACGCCCTCTCTCTTGCATTGAGTTTATTGTTCACCGCAGGATCCTGTCTACTTCACGATTTGAAGCTTCCTGCGTTCGCCACACATCTATCCTGTCTTTGGCAGCTTCAATCTGCAGCCTCAACTGCTCCTCCTCAAACACCCACTTCTTCAAATTATCAAGAAGCTCTTTGTATTTCGGGTGCGAATACGCAAAAGCTTCTTTGTCCGCAATGTTCTTTCCCGGAGCCTCAAGGTACAGCATCGACTTCAAGCTCTTCCTGTACTCCTCACACCACCTTCGCTCACTCTTCACCCTCGCGTATTCACTTGCATTCTTCAGGATGAAGTCCACCGCCGCATTGGGATTTATCTCGTTCATGAATCATCTCCTTAATCAATAGAATTCCAGAACCGTCTTTAACCATCTTTCCTGTGAATCGGAGGACAGACCAGCCAAGCCTTACCGCCTCGTTATACTTCTCACAGTCCTTTTCGTACCCACTGCCCCTAGTGTGCCTGCCACCACTGTAAGTCCCGCCTTCAATTTCTGCAGCTATCATTCGTGAGGGCCAAGAAAAGTCAAACCGCCAGCGCCTCGTCGGATGGAAACGATGCTCCATCAAGTACCCATCAAGCTTCAGGAGTTGAACCTGCGCTAAGAAAGAGAGTTCGAGTCCACTTCCCACCTTCCCAACTCCCCGCGGTTTCCCAGATTCCACTGACTCAGGATGTCCCTCTCTAACCGATTCCTTCTCGCCGGGACTTTGTTTAGAAAGTCTTGCAGCCACTGACGTCCAGCTTTGCCGCGACTTACTCTTTCCGCGATTAGGGATCTGACCTCGCAGCGGTGCCGATACTTTTCGGACCATTTATAGCCTCTCTCTGCCGCTTTAATGATGCTTCGATCATCTGATCTTCCACCATCAGACACCTCTTGCACACCTTCTGCAAATAAGTCGAGCGTAGGTTCCATCCCTTTTTTATCTCCTTTCCCTCTTTCCTAACCTCAGAAACAATCCCACAAAGAGAATCACCAGCCTTTGCAAAGTCCTGAAATAATTTACCCTCGTCTTCAGGCTTTACGATGTGAGAGAGAATTTTCGTTCGTGTTTTATATATAAGGTACATTTTTGTTTGCCCCATTTTTATGCCGCCCCTACGCAGTTCCAAAAACTTAGCGGCGCTCTCCAGCATTACCTCCGTTCCAACTATTCTTTCCCTCCATCCTTCTTCCAAAGGCCAACGTACCCGCAAATAACTCAATTGACGAGCATTCCATCCCCCTGCTTGGCTTTTCCCTTGCTCTATCAGTTCTTCAGTTATTTTTACTTTAGCCATTTTTTCTATTTCATTTATTATTTAATCACTTGGTTTTAATAATCACTTGGCTGGTGGGCATACCTAGCCCATCCCTAGATTCAGGGATAAGCCTTCATCACTTAGCCGGAGCCGCATGACCCGAGAGCCTTTCGGTCAGTGGTGCTATCTTCGCCGCCACTTTGGGTGTTTCAGACCTATCCCACAGTACCCAACTCTTCCTGCCCCCCTGTCGTTAAATCATGTCCGACGAAGGCAGTGAAGCCCAATAGAAAAACCCCATTACGGCTTGGGTTTCAGGTCGCGGTAGAAGAGAGTAGTCAGAGTTACTCAACGCTACCGAAACCCAATGCGTAATGGGGTTCGTACTCTGAATACTTTCCGCTCTTCTACAGGCGACCCGATTTTTCTCTCAGGCAAATAAATATTAAATCAACTAAAAATTCCTGTCAACAAAAAAAATGAGACTAGACCAATTTTTCTTTCATGAGCCTACAAAGACTCCACAAACCCGCACGCTGGTGCAGGTCGTTGGCGTCTTCCCCGACTATAGGAGACATCACCCAAGGAAGCCCCGTGGCTTCAGCGGCTTTCTGACCAGTCCCAGAGGCATCGTTGTCGGCAATCACGATCCTAGTCCCGCCAATCCTCTCAGCGACGTAGGTCAGGTTGCCGGCAGAGAAGCAAACCCAGACTTCAGCCGACTGGTGCATTGAATTCACCGCCTGCATGATTGACAGACCTGTGGCGTATCCCTCACACAAGTACCTCAAATGCCCTGATTTAAGGTATCCCCGTTTCCCCAGCACAAAAACCGCTCCCTTTGTCCTACCCCCCGGGAGAAACAGCTTCTCCCCGCCCTCAGAGATCCTCTGCAGGCTCAACAGGTCATTTGTCGTGCAGTCCCGCATAGGAACCAACAGATTGCCCTCTAGGACCATCCCTAGGGCTTCAGGGAAGCCTTTGCGGGCAAGGTAGGGGTGAGGTGCCATCTTGGACAGAGCAAGCGCTAAACCGGCTGCTTTCTCGGCGTTGGCCCGTTTCGTAGACTCCCGGTCCCTGTCAGCTTGAATTCGTACAACATCAACCCGCGGAACGACCCGATTAACCGTACCGTCCGCCCGGTAGGTCGAGAAGTTCTCCATCGTGGCCCAGTTCTTTACGGATCCCCTAGAGCCATCCCAAATATAAGCGCCGTTCCTTTTCTTGGGTTTATCGTCCGTCTTGACCCTGTGCCACCTGTTATCTGAGAGGGCGTACTCCAGAACCAACCCATGTCCACGGGCAAAATCCACGAAGTCCATTAAATAAGCTCCATTTGCGAAATTTCATTTAAAGCTTCTTTGATTCTCAAATCCTGTAATTCTTTGTATGCGGGATTGAGTTCGCAACCGAGATAATCTCGCCCGTTCGCTATTGCCACAGCAGCCGTGGTTCCGCTGCCCATAAAAGGATCAAGCACAATCCCGCCCGCAGGCGCACCAGCTAGGATGCAAGGCGTAATCAGCGCCGGCGGGAATGTGGCGAAGTGTGCGCCCTTGTAGGGTTTGGTGGTTACTGTCCAGACGCTGCGCTTGTTGCGGGTGCCGCTATTGCCCATGCAGTTGTCGAACCCTCGCCCTTTGCGATCAACCGCAGATTCGCCTGCGCCGCCCTCTTTAGCCCGAACCGGCTCTAGGCTCGGCTCTGCAATCGCATCCATGTCGCAGTAATACTTCTCCGACTTCGCCAGCAGGAAAATGTATTCGTGCGCCTTCGTGCATCTGTCCTGCACACTCTCAGGCATTGGGTTTGGCTTGTGCCAGATGATGTCCTGACGCAGATACCAGCCGTCGGCACGCAATGCAAAGGCAAGCATCCACGGGATGCCGATAAGGTCTTTGGTTTTACAGCCGGGCGGATTCCCAATGCGCCCAACACTGTTTTGCGCTTCTGGCCTGTTTGCGCCAACACCGGGGTTTGTTGACTGTTGCCGAGCAGCCGAAGTTCCTGTTGAATAACTATCCCCAATATTCAGCCACAGCGTGCCGTCATTGGCCAGCACGTCACGCACGCACCTGAACACTTCGACCATCGCTTTAATGTATTCCTCTGGCGTTTCCTCTAGTCCAATCTGCCCATCATGACCATAGTCACGCAGCCCGTAGTAAGGGGGGGATGTCACGCAGGTCTGAGCCTTCAATCCTTGTTCTTTCCAGCGGCGCATTGTCTCGCGGCAATCTCCAAATTCAATCATGCGGATCTCCCCTGTTTAGTCATCCGGTGCCGGTAAGCAATCAGATTCGATCTGACCTTGTTTCTCACCTCGTTCCGCGGCTCCTGCATCAACTCGTGCGAGTATTTGTTCTGCGGCCAGACCCCGTATAGATTCCGGTACTGCGCAAGCGCAAACTTTTCCGCCTGAAAATCATTCTGCTTAATTTCATAAGAAAGACAACAAAGCTCCCCCCAAACCCGCTTCTTGTCCGCCATCCACTCATGCGGCTTTTCTTTCTTTTTCCCAAAATCTACTTCCTTCATCACCCCCGACTTCTCTTCAATCCTGTGACCCCTGTTCGGTCGAGCAACTCCGCAGGCAGGACAGATCGGAAGCGAATGAACAAATCCACAGGCAAAGCAGGATGACTTCTTCTTCTCCTCTTCAGTCTTTTCCTTCCTAACCTTTCCGTCGTACTTCCCATCGTTCAATTCACTCACGCCATTCTCAAAAACATCTTGAGTCTCGGAAAGAAATCTTAAGACGTTTCCTGAATGATCAAGCCACAAAGCAAAGTCCTTACCGGGATGGCTTCTCATAACCCTCCCCATCTGCTGTATGTGACCAGACAGAGACTTGCGGTAAGGTCTTGCACCGATACCAACCTTTATGTCGGTAACATCAAAACCCTTAGCCAGTGCTTCACAGGAAACTAAACCAATAATCTCAGAGTCAGGCTTTCTAAATTCATCAATCAAAGCTCTACGTCTTTCTGAGTTGCCATCCTTGTAGCTGATCTGCTGGAAGTTAAATCCTTTCTTTTGAAACTCCCTGCACAGATCATCACCGTGAGCAACACTGGCAGAGAAAGCAATCGTCTTAGCGGGGCCATTGAAGTATTGATTGGTCTTTTGCTGCCACTCACTCACCACATCACCAATAATCTCAAGCCCTCTCTTCTGAATCTCTTCCTCCTTCCACTCACCATCAAACTTTAATTCAGCACCCGTCATGTCAATCTCTTTGGCTGCGTAAATCTTCATAGGGACAAGCCAGCCCTGATCTATAAGCCTGTTGGTCGTGGTGCTGTTAATTACATTCGTAAAAAGCTTTCCCATCCCCTTGGTGAATGGAGTCGCGGTAAGACCTATGACCTTAGCGTTACTGCTCTCACAGTAATCAGTCACAGACTTATAAAGGGCGTGGCACTCATCCCATATAACAAGAGAAGGAGCATGAGTAATGTCGCGCCTTGCAAGCGTCTGTGCGCTCACGACTTGTATAGGCTCCCACGGACGATTCCGCCAATGATCCGCCTGAATCACTCCGTGAGGAACACCATACAGGTCAAGCGTCGCAGATGTCTGATCTACTAGCGATACACGATCACATATAAAGAATGAACGTGAACGCTTTGCATAAGCCTCCCCCAACAGGAAGGAACTGATGACCGTCTTCCCTGATCCTGTTGGAGCTACTAGCACCTGTGACTTATTGCCCTCTTTAATCCCATCTCTCAATCTCTCAACACAGTCTTTCTGGTAATCCCTCAGATTCTCAAAATCCATGATCAATCCTTATTTCTTCAGTTGTTTTTCAAGATACTTAATTTGACGCATCGCTTCGGCACACTTGTTCTGCCATTCGTTTCTAGCCTTGGTAAGAATAGCAATCTGATCCTGCAGGCGCATCATCTCTGCAACAGAATCATTCTTACGAAAGGCTTCCACCGCCTGCATCTCATGGGAGAGAGCTTGATAATTACTTTGAAGATTTTCGTACTCCCCCTGTAGAGATTTAAAAACATCCAGAGGAACAGACTCAACTGCTTTCTTTTTGGGCTTGGGTTCTTTCTTTGCTTTCACTGCTGCGCGCTGCTGTTCAGGCTCTTGCTTAACAACCTCTGCAGCCTCTTTCAAGCCCATCTCGCCAGACTCAACTGCTTCCACTACTTCAAGGGTGCCTTTTGCAACAATGCTCTTAGCTCTATCAATTGAGCTTGAAGATACCCCGGCAGATGCCGCCGCCTGTTCTATCGTTAATGGCGTCCCGGGATGCCTTTTTGCTCCGTCAATAACTTTGCTAGGACGACCAAATTTCCCATTCCAATCAACGAGTTTGGCTATAAAAATAGCCCTTTGCTGGGTTGAGCGATGCTTGCGTAAATCCTTGGCATAGACGTATGCCGCGGGATCATCGCCCTCATATTCACGGACGGGAAACTTCTTGATGTTTAGCTCAAGGCACGCTTGATAGCGGTGCCACCCGTCAAGGATCTTCCCCTCCCAGAGCATGATCGGCTCAAGAATCCCCTGCTCATCAATGGAGTCAATCAGGGCGTGGAACTCTTCCTGCTCCATGTCTCCAGCAATCTCACTCAGGTAGTGACGTTCCAGTGTTTTCATTTTGCGTCCTTAAGTTCAGGCCATACCTGTTCCCAAAATTCAGGGAAAAGTTTCTTTCGGGATACCTTGCCATTCGTAGCCACTTCCAAAGGGTAAGCAATTAGAAACAGGCTTTGCTGCGGGACGTAATCCAGATGCTTCCAGTCAGAGACTGTAGACATCCTCAATTTACACAGGCGGGCAACAGCCGCTGTACCACCCAAAGTATCAATTATTTTTGAAGGACTCATGTTTGCTCCACTTAAAAAGGAATTGACATTGTATTCGGTCTATCGGATAATCGCAACTCCTAACTAAGGAGAGATTCTATGGACCAGTGGCACCACCAGTTGATGCTAGAGAGAATGGAGCAAACAGAGGAAGCCTTAACCCGAGCAAGACAAGGAAAAGCGACGGACGAGGATTGGAAGATTATTTATTTTGAATGTGGACTGGAGAAAAAATGAGTCTGACCGTATCAGCAGGTAAAGGTGATTTTCAAATTCCACCGGCAGGGAACCATCTTGCTAGGTGTTATCGGATCATAGATTTGGGAACGCAAAAGACTACATGGCAAGGTGTTGAAAAAGCCATGAAGAAGGTCATGATCACTTGGGAGCTTCATGGAGAAGACGAGAATGATGGTCCTCTCATAACCGACGACGGAAGACCTTTGATTATCTCAAAGCGTTTCACCCCAAGTCTAGGCCCAAAGGCTTCGTTGCGTGCCTTCCTCGTTTCTTGGAGGGGAAAGCAGTTCACGGACGACGAGCTTATGGGGTTTCAACTTGAAACCATCATGGACAAGTGGTGCATGATTTCCATCTCTCATGAAGCTAAAGATGGAAAGACTTTTGCCAACGTGTCTTCGGTGTCCGGAGTCCCAGCAGCAATCAAGAAGGCTGGTCTTCCTGAGGGAATCAATCCGTCAGTGATGTTCGACATTGATTCTCCGAACATGGAAATTTATGAATCTATGACGGACTATCTCAAAGAACTTATTGCCAAATCTCCCGAGTGGCAAATGAGGACGCACTCTATCCCGAAGCAAAATGACAAAGACGAAGACATCCCTTTCTGATCTAGGGTGTCCTAGCTGTCGCTATAGCGCATACGGCAAGGTGAGGCTGGTCTGTACTTTACAGCCCCGCTTTGCCGTAAAGCGTTGTCCTAAATTTGAATACGAACCGGGGACTGACGAAAATGAGCTTAACCGTATCAAACAGCCTACACCCCGCTGAATCCGCTCACTGGTACACCAAGTCAGGAGTACCAGCATACGAAGTACAAGCTAAAAGCGGAGACATGCGCCCTACTACTTTGAGGGATGCTAAGAAGTTTGACTACATCCCCTCAGTCACAACAATTATTAAGTGTGCAGCCTCTCCCGGTTTGGATAGGTGGAAACAGGAACAGGTTCTTTACTGCGCCCTGACAACCTCTCAAAAGCCCTCTGAGTCTGAACAGGACTACCTGAAACGGATAATGCACGACTCCCGGGATCAGGGGAGGAGGGCAGCGGAGAGAGGAACCATCATCCACGCAGCCATAGAGGGCCACTACGAGGGCAGAGGACATGGCGACTACCCCAAGCACGTTGATGGTGTCAAAACCGTCCTAGACGCCCGCTATGGGGTTCAAGACTGGCTTGCTGAGAAGACTTTCGGCTCAGATTTGGGTTACGGAGGGAAGACTGATCTATGCGCCGCGGGAATTGTGGTGGACATAAAAACCAAGGAATTCTTGCCTGACTCATTGCCAAAAGCTTACGAAGAACACCTCATGCAATTGGCGGCTTATCGGGTAGGTCTGAATATGCCAGAAGCCAATTGCTCAAACTTGTTCGTATCTGCATCCTATCCCGGACTTGTGCATCTTCACGAATGGTCGCAGGAGGAGTTGGAAAAAGGATGGGAGATGTTCAAAAACCTGATGGGTTACTGGTACGCAAAGACAGGGCTTGACAAGATACGGAAGTCCGTATAACGTCCACTTTACTGCAATATCGCAGTGCAATTATGGAGAACCAAATGAGTCTCACAAAAAGAGCAGTTCTGCTTTACCCCAACAGGAGAAACGCTGCCAAGCTAGTACTTGCCATTCGCTATCTTCGTTCAAAAAACTTGTGGGTACTTGAAGGTGGCTTGGTCAAGTGGGGTAACAAATGAAAACACGGGAACCCGATCCGCGCCGCCGCACTAAGAAACGGCAAATGGACGATATTGTATTGAGCGACGAGGGAGATTGCGCTACGTCTAGCGAGTGCTGGATGCCCAGTGCAAAGAAAGCAGCAAAACTAGCTTGGCTGGAATGGAGGCAGCTTTATACGTCAGACCAAAACCGCGTTTTTTTCAAACGCGGAGTTACTTACGTCGATGCGATTACTGGCAGTCTTTACCGGGATGGTCGCTGCTTAACATCAAGCAAATTAAAACTCGGTGACATAAAGCGCAATCAGAAAGGTGCAGCGGCAATCCTGATGGCAATCAAAGGGGATGAGAAATGAGCGATACACCGGAGACAGATGCCGCCGCGCACAACATAGGCAGTTTTCAGCAACCACATTACGTCGTTGACGTTGAGGTGGCGCAAGACCTTGAGCGGCGGCTGCGGGAGGTTGAACGGGAGCGGGATGCCCTGAAACGCGGCGAATTCATCTGCCAAACGTGCGGACTACGAAAGGACGGAGAGCATGAGCCAGCAGATTTTTGACAGCGCAATCGACGCAGTGAGGAAATCATGAGCGAGTTTATGAATGAGGCGCGGGAACTTGCCTCGCAGTGCTGGGGCGACCCAACAACGTCTGACCGTGTGATGGATGTTGAGTTGGCAGAAGTTTTTGCCACACGGATAGCGAAGTTGTTGGAAGAAAACGCTGCGCTGCAACAGTTAATCAATGACGTAGCAAATAAAATAAACGGCAAAGCGCCAATCGTTCATGTTGCAAGTTGGGGAAACGAATTACTAACCAGAATCAACGCAGCGAGGAAATAATGAACCCCCACGTTATCGAAGAAGTACACCCCCACGCAGTCCGGTCAGCCGCATTGTCGGCGCTACTTAGCTGCTCAATCTTTTTCTTTATCGGATTTTTCGGGAGAGATGTATGGAACTATCATGCAGGCAATGCGGCAAACGTACCGGCAATGTGTGCGCCAGAAGCGACTGCTGGAACACCGAAAAGAACATTACAGTGGAGGTTACCCGACGAGCCAAAGAAGTAGCCAAGGCTGCCGGCAACGAGGGCAAGGCTGCGGTGATGGCGTTTGAGGCTAACTTTAAAATAGTTGCTGATTGGGCAGAAAAGATAGGGGCGCAGCATCCAAATGACCGGGACGCAATCAAGCGCATGGGTCGTGAAACAGTTAGAGCCGCTGAAGTCTACGCGGCAATTGCAAGGTCAATATGAAACTAACGCCGTGGCATCCACCGCATCTCAAGCCCGTGCGGGTTGGCGTTTATCAAGCAATACCAAAAGGCATCCCCGATTGCCACATTTATTCTTACTGGAATGGATTTAAATGGTTCTGGGACTCATGGACAGTGGACGGGGCCAGATTAAATCGTAATGTATCTATGCATCAGGATAGGAGATGGCGCGGAATGGTAAAACCAACAATTGCTAGGAGTCTGTGATGTTACTTGGCGAAAAAGCATTATCAGAACTAGCCGAAGTAAAAACCGCGTTTGATAAGGCGTATGAAGAATACAAACATAAGGTGCCCACTAAAATATGTGGCCCCAACCTTGTTGGGATTTTAAACTCGGCAGGGTTTTATAAAAAGGAACCTGAGATGAACGCAAAAGAGATGCAAGAAAAAGCGTACTACGAAAAAATGGTAGCGCAAAGGGAAGATATGCGACCACAACAGCTAGGTTCTGCCACACCCACAAGCCCAATCAGGAATGCAGTAGAGTTGCTAGACCTACGCATCACTCAGTTGCAAGCGGTAACGGAACGGCTGTTTATTAGCTTGAAGCCTGTCACGACCAACACCGACGATAGCTTTCCTGTCGAGACACGCGCTACAAAACAGGGTAATTCGCCGCTGAACATTGACCTTAACGCAACGGCAGACCGGCTTGAGGTTATCACGGCAGCATTGCAGTTGCAGATAGACCGGCTGGAGGTGTGAGATGTTACTCGGAGAAACCCCATACGTTTCTTGCTTTGTGCGAAATGAATTCCTGTTTGACGAGCAAAAAGGGCATGGAGAATTTACACCGGCAATAGTGTTTGCGTTTCGCGCAGAGCCAGCGCGTGTCCCTATGTTTCAAGTCATGCTTGATTCTGGGGCGCAGTGGGCGCGAGTCCCTATTCATATGATTTGCAGCAAGCCTTGTGACCCGCTGCCTGTTGAGCAATCAACGTGGTGGGACAGCTACGGATACGAATTTACTGTTGTTGCGCTGCCGTTTTTAAAAGGACATGCCGTAACCGCATTAGCGCGGGACGGTCAAATACGGAAGGGTAACTACCTATTCACAATTGACTGGATGAAAACAGGTTGGAGCGAAGTACCAGACCAGCACAAGAATCACCACGTTATTGCGTTGGAATCGGGGCCATGGATTGCTTACCCAAATAACAGATTGGTGTGGCATGACCCGTCATGGATTACCCCCGCCCCAAACAGAGAATGGCAAACGCCGACTAAGAATTATTCTGTTGAGGGGGAGATGAAATGAGCAAAGAGAGTGACGCAAAAGACAAAGAATTTCGGCGGGATAGTTACTGGAACAAAGAACGCTTGGAAGCCCATGCTGCGCCGCATCTTGAGTTCAACCCTGAGAAAAAACCGTGGGTAGGGCTGACGGATGAGGAGATACTCAGTTTTGGCTGGATGGATTACATGACACACGACGAAGAGGTTGCGCTGATTCGTAAAGCAGAAGCCAAAATCAAGGAGAAGAACGGTGGATAACTTTAATGCCGTAGAGCTAGACCTGATAATAAGGGGTTTGTTTGCGCTACAAAAATTACAGCCATCAGAAAGCGCCGTTATACAACAACTGATAAACAAGGTAGCTAACACGGTGTATCAAGTAGATAAACGGCGTGAGTGGGTAGGGCTGACGGATGAGGAGATGAACCAGTGTAGTTATGATGCAGAGGGTTTTATGATTGGGCGTGAGGTGGCAATGAGGGCAGTAGAAGCAAAACTCAAGGAGAAGAACGATGGATAAGTATTGGAACAAAGAACGATTGGCAGCCCATGCTGCGCCGCAGCTTGAGTTTAACCCTGAGAAAAAGCCGTGGGTAGGTCTGACGGATGAGGAAGCTACTGCGCTTTGGGAAGGCACAGACGACCGCGACAGTTGGGAGTTGATTAAGCAAGTTGAAAAGATACTTAAATGGAAGAACACATGACAAAACAAGAACTGGAACAGTTGGTCAAGCAAGTCTACTTTCAATGCAACAACAAAAACCCAGATGGGCTTTACCCAGTGGAGGTGGACTTGGTTGAGTTTTCAGAAAAGCTTATTGCCGTCTTGAAGGGCTGAATGCCCTTTCTGCTTCGGGAGAAGTGCCCAAGCTGTATTTCTCTCCGAGATAATCAGCCAACGCCCTTGCTCCAGCGATTGAAAGCCCACCCGCTGCGCCAATGCCCTTGGCGAGTGGGTTCGGAACCATCGACAATCCGCCAAAGCCAGCCTCAATCCCAGACAACAGGGCGTTGGCTTTGTCGCCTCTCTGGTAGCTGTTTATGGCGTCGTAAAGCGACAAGCCCGTACCAGCGCCTGAAAGCATTCCAGCAGTAAAAGGACTCCTCGCTATCATCGATCCAAAGCTCTTCAATCTATTAGGCATGTTTTTTTGGGACTGCTCAAGAGCCAACTTTGCCCTAGCAGCGCCTTCCTGCTCGACTCTTGCAGCTTCAAGCTCCGGTAGCATCAACTGAGTTTTCCCGGAGCCTACAAGCCTCTGCGAACCCTCTCCAATCGATTTAATCTTTGCCAGAGCCTGTGCGTCACGCTCTGCCACCTGATACGCGCTGGTGCCTCTGGTGTTGGCTTTTGTCATGTCCTCAACGCCAGCGGAAACAACGTCAGGCAATTTCTGACCAGACATCACCCTTGCGTAATTCTCCGCCCCTGAAGCTCCGGGGATTTTCCTGCTCATTTCCCCAACCTGATTGCTGTATTTCTGAACGTCTTGTTGAAGTTTGGAAATCACATCGGCAGGAGCGCCTTGCAAATCCCTAAAATATTTCAAACTCCCTTCGGCTGCTTGAAGGTTTTTTTGCGCTTTGATTAGTTCCGCTGCAGATGCTACCGGAAAGAGTATCTTGTTTGCCAAACCATACACAGCCCCTGCAGCACCGCCAGAAATAGCGCCTTCTCCGGTGTATCCCTCTGCCCCCAGAAAACTCTCCTCGCGCTGAGGAGCAGCAGAAATCATTTCTGGAGCGTCTCCAATTATTTCTGAAAGCCGCGAAGTGGGCTGGTCTGAAGTGTTTGACTGCCCAACTGGGCCAAGAATTTCATCAAGCCTTGATACGGGTTCATTGTCCACAATCTCACCTTACCTGTAAGGAGAACGGTTTTTTACAAGATCATTGAAAGTAGCATTAAAGTCTTGAACAATCCGTTTGTAGGGTGAGTTTTTATCAGTAAAGAATTTGTTTGCACCCGCATCTGGATTTTTTTCACGATAATCACTTAATGCACTATTCATCTCACCCATAAAATGATTGGTTACCTTCTGCTTATTTGCCAAATAACGGATGAAACTTGCAGGGTCAGTCTCTTTGAACCCCGGCTTTGCCATTTGTTGAGCATCGTAGACGCTGATTGCTGGGCCAAAAATACTTTTGCCTTCTTTCATGACCTGTTGATTTAGATCAGAGATTATCTGAGTGATATTACGAGCAACGGCTTGTTGATTTTCATTTAATTTCAACTTCGCCAATGCCTCAGAAACAGGCACACTGATCGACCCGTAAGGGGTTGTGATGCCACTCTCCATGCTCTGCAACAAAGCATATATTGGCCCTTGCCGAACCATTAAACCAACAACTTCTGGATTCCTTTTTACAAGATCTTCTAATTCAGACAATCTGTTTATGTTTTGTCCCACTTGCATTGGAGAAAAATTAGATATTGTATTCTGCTGCACAACGTAAGGCTCGTTTGCCTTTACTCTATTTGCCACACCCTCTGCCCTTACTGATTCTATTCTTTTCAACTCGTCTTGCGCTCTCTCTGCAGTCGAAAGCCCAACTCCTTGGCTGGCAATTTGAAAAGGCGCTGCAGAAGCTGCGGCGGAAGGTTTTTGAGCGTACTGATCAAATATAGAAGTAGATACTGGTGATCTTGAAGCGGATGCTTGGGATCCAAAAGTAGTTGATGAAGGTGCAGAAGCAGGTGCTTGCGGTTGGTTTCCGCCCGGCGTCAGTTTGTTCTGAAGGATTGCCATATTTTGCTTGAAAATATCAGGAGTTATTTCTCCCTTTCTCAAAGACGAACCAAGCGTCGATATTGCAGCTATTGTATCTTCCGATTTGCCAAATATTTGTGACCGAGCAAACGTCTGTTGCGCAGAGCCTTGCAACTCTTGCGGCAACAGGCCAAGTTGATACTCAAAAGCCTTCTGAGCATCGGTTTTAGTGGCATTTTTGGTTCCAATTTCAATGCCCATCTTCGCCAAACTGTCAATAGCCTTTGCAGGGTCGATCCGGGCTTGAACGGCGATCATTCTTTTAGTTTGATCGTCCAGAGAGTCAAACATTCTTTTCTGTTGAGTCGGCGCTCCAATCAATGACGCAGCCTCCACTGTTGGACCCGCGGGAAGGCCAGCTTGTGCAGCCATCTTCAAGGCGTCATTAGAACCCATGCTTGGAGAGCCAAACATCGCCTGCTGCACTTGCCTAGCCATAGCGTTTTGCTTATCCAAATCATACTGCGACTGAGCCAGTTGCGACCTGATCTGGTACATCTGCAGGTCTTTACCCCTTTGCCTTTCACTTCCTTCTTGAAGATTGCCAACAGCAGAACCTAGCCCTTGGGCAAACGACTTTGCATTAGGATCGGAAAATCCCCTCGCCAGATTTGAATAAAATTCAAAATCTGATGGTTTGTTGCGCTCCGCAAGCATTTCAACAAGTCTATTTTGCTGCGCAAGTAAAGCCGCACGCGACTTCGACAATTCATCAAACTCGCCCAGACCACCTTGTTCATCAGCCATGATTTTTCCTTTAACGCTTTAGTTTTGGTGACTTTTATAAAGTCTCTTTAATTCCGTAGTCATACATCTCAACTTCCGTGGGAGCGCCGGGGTCGATGTACGGCGTCGTTACAACTCCCTCATCAGGATTTGAAGTGCCATCAAACTGAATTTCGTCACCATATGAATCTGAGGGATATGTATAAACTGGATCCGGAGAACCTGCGGTTGGATTGGCATTTGAATTCTTGAAATAATCCAAGATGCTTTGTCCAATCGTAGATTTTCCGTCAGGTGTTTTTTGATTCAACAAAGCCATGCCACTCGTACCCATAGCCGCAATTTGTTTCAATATAGAGTCACTCATTTGCCCACCACCAGCAGGACCGGTCACGGTCTGCGTTGATCCGGTTGGGACATTCAATCCGCCAATCAAGTTGGCATAGTTCTGCAGAGCAGTTATTGGGTAGTTGCGCTCCGCCTGACTCAAAGTCTGCTGCTGCGCCCCCAAAGTGGAGAGCGCATTCAACCCGCCTATGCCTTGGGATTGAGCTTGGCTACTCAAATTACCAAAAACATTTGCCGTGTTCAAGCCAAGATTTTGTTGATTCTGAGCGGCAGTCAGGGCGTTATTGAAGCCGGTGTTCATTGCCTGAGTCTGTTGGGCGGTGATATTCATCGCGGCATCACGCGCAGCCTTTGCCCGGATGTCCTGCGCTCTGGAGCCTCCAAACTGCCCCGTAGCAACCCCATACGACGTCATCGCCGGGTCTGTGAATTCCCTGAATTGCTGGGTACCCAAGTCGCCAATCGATTTAACAACCGACTGGGTGTAGGGGTTCATGTAATCCCCAATCAAGCTCGTAGTCGGCGTTGCAGCGACGTTCCCAGCCGCTGCAGTGGCTTGAGCCAAAGCAGGTGCACCCGCTCCTATAGCTGTAGGTGCGGTGTTGTAAGCCAAGTTCTGCAGCGTTGAGGCAGGGGCAATCCCTCCTTGATTAACAGCCGTCTGACCAGATGAGACTAGACCGCTGAGGAAGCTGCTGTACCAGTCCGGAGTCGTGGTCTGAGCGGTTTGCGTCTGCGTGACGTTGGGATTCACTTGCGGGTTAAATATTGACGGCAAGGCCGTGTTAGCTCCTGTATTTGCAGTTGTTGTCCCTGCAGTTGTTGTCCCCGCCACAGGCGTTGGAATGAAAGGCCCGGTAGTTGGAGTGGGGGTTGTGGGGGGAGTTGCAACTGGTTTCATGATTTACCCTTCCTTGTCGTCTTCAAATAAGCCATCGGACTTTTTGCTTTTGGCGGAATGTCATTCACCGGAGCAGATCGCTTGTGCTTCCTAATCGCTTCTCGCATCTTGTCCAGAACGGCAGATCCTGCTTTTGTGGATCCGTCGCCCAAAGACGCTACCGTATCAGCGTCAAAAACATATTCCCCGTCTGAGAGCATAGTAGGAATGTCATCCGACTGCCCAGTCCCAGCCCCACCCACCGCAAACCCTCTTTGCTCATGCTTGGCGTAGTAACGACCCTCTGGCCCCGGAATCATTTGTTTGTTGAGCTTGAAATTGCGTTTCTCCAACACACTCGCTAATTGAGGATGGATACTTCCTCCATGAGCGGCGAATGGAATTCTGCTTGTCTTTATGAACGAATCCGCTTGACTCAACGGCTGCATCTGCCGGGCAGAATATCCAGCAGAGGGCGTTGCGCCGGGGACTTCATAGTTCTTGAGTCCAGAAAATATCGGTTCAGCACGCGTGGGGCGTCCGCGGCTCATTTTTGAACTTAAAAATGGGGCAGGCTCCAGTCTTGCATTGGAAGTGTTTGACTGTGACATATATTTTTTTATCTGATCGTCAACACTTCCTTCTTTTTTAGTCCCTTTGAGGTATTCATCTATTGCTTTAAATATGTCTACTTCTCCGCCCTTTTCCATTCGCGTCAATCCACCACGAGCAAATAGAATTGGTTCCGTCTCATCGATGGGCTGATATTCTTCAAAACTTTGCGTTGGATACAATTGACTTTGTGCAAGCGGACGATTCATTTCTCGAATCTGTGCTTGCTCCGCACTCAACCCTCCAAACAATTGCGGTGCCGACGAGTTGGAGGATCCTTTGAACATTTGCGACTGAAGAAAAGGTGCCGCAGTCAACATTGCATTCGATGGTTGAATTGTTACAGATTGCGGAGAACCTGATGAAGTGCCGGAGGTTACTCCAGACGTTCCTCCGGAAGTTACTTTGGGAGTTATCGACTTAGGTACAACCTTTGGCACCGAACCAGTAATTGTATTGTACACATCCAAATCATCAGCATTTATTGATCCGCCTCCCGGTGTATAAGCAATAGGACGATCCAAAGCACTTAAGTCAGTTGCATCTTCAGCAATCAATCCTAAGTCTTTATAAATCTGCAGAGGGTCATCACCAAGCATCCCTACGTCTTGAGCAGTATTTGCATCAGCAAATGTAGGTAAATTGTCTTTGGGTAAGAGGGGATAATTTTCATCTACATAGTCAGATATAGGTACGTCAAATGCGTCTGTGAAACTTGGTTCGTCAAATAAAACTTCAGAATCTCCTACGGGATATTGATACCCCTCATCACCGGGCAATAGCTCTCCAACAGGAGAATCGGTTGTTCCGCCGTACCCTGAAGCAACTTGAACGCTGTCGTCACCAGCATCTGCCTTAAAGAATGGCAAGATAGCTCTATCAATTGTTTTGTCTACACCACCGCCAATTGTATTAACCAAGGCGTTGGTAGCTAATCTAGTTGGGTCTATACCACCAGTAGTAATTAATTGAGTTCCGGCGTTTGTAAGTGTTGGAATTAATGACGATGGAACAATATCCTTCAGGGCGCTGGAAATAATTGGATTTAATCCGCTTGAAAGCCCACCAGTCAAAGCACCGGTAATAGGATCTCCTCCTGTCAGGGCGGAACTCAAAGCCCCCTTCAATGCGCCTTTTCCAATACCTGCGTAGTTCAAACCACCTGTTGTAGTCCCTGCCGTAGCCCCTGCCGTAGTTCCCGCGGCAGCACCTGCATCAATCGCACCAGCAGCGCCAGCCGCCTCTCCAGCGCCCAAAAAGCCGGGGATTCCAGTTCCAGACCCAAACAACCCTCCGGCACCCGCCATAACAGCAATTGGAATTCCAATCTCCATTGCCGGTCCAACCACGTTCTCTATAAACTGATCGAAGCTGCTGCCGTTGTGTTCTACATCAGGCGGAGCAATTCCCAGAATGTTCAGTCCGTTGTCTTTAGCGAATTGAAGCGGAACCCGGTATCCACCATCGGTAATGACGGACGTTTCAATGAACGTGGGGGCATCTTCCCCACCCGCATACATACGCCCGTCGTTAAGGAAGTTGGTTCCCCTTGTCATTGGATTGGTGGCTGAGTAAATATCACCAAGCTGCCCGCGCTCCATTCCCCAACCACCAGTCAGGTCAAATCCACCTTTATATGCCGCCGCCTTTCCAGCAAGTGAGTTTGGATCAAGGGCTGGCTTGTTTGCATTAGGATCTGGAACAAGATCCAACTGTTCACCGTCCTCGCCCGACCTCTGCCACATCATTCCTTCCGGAGCGGGGTCTTGCTGGTAAGTGGTTCCACCATCTTCATTAGTTACCCACGGCATAGCTAACTCCTAAATTTCACAGCAACTGATTCCCGGGACTCACTGCGCCAACCAAAGCCTCTGCCCAATCATGCCAATCGTCAAAGACATACGGCCCCGGGATTCCTTCGTTCTGGAATACATCGATTGCTTTTAAACCAGCAGCCCATTCTTTCCAATTTTCCTCTGATACCCCGACCTGCAGTTGCTGTGCTGCATAAGCCTCGCACATAAGTGCAGCCCACGACTCAAACGTGTGATGTCGAGGGTCATAAACCAATGCTGGAGCATCCATCAGTACGGCCTCACATCGCCAACATTGGCATTGATCAATATACGACCCGTTTCATAATTGCCACCTTGCACGTTGCTGACGAATTTTAACCTTAACTCACGACGCTGTTCTCTGAGGTCTATTTTCCCAGTGTCCGGGGTGAACAAATACGGCCCTGTTGTTCTGTCCTCCGACTGAGCAAATGGACGCCCCGTGATGTAAAGTTCCATCTCCCCGGACTGTACAAAATCAGGCTCAAGACGCTCCAAATGCAGCCCTACGTTATCTCCAACCATCGAAGGCTCAGAAGGACCGCCAGAAACAATACCCAAGTCGCTCGTCTCAAACGAACTGTAGATCGCCGTCTCATTCTGGCCCTGAATTTGGTCTGTTCCGATCTCATGCTGCCAGAGACTTACTTTCCCAGCCTGTGTTGAAAATGTCGCAGAAACAGTTGCACTCGCCGAACAAACGGCAGACAACGTGACGTTGTAGTTCCCCGCAGTTCCGGGGGCTATCGCTATGACGTAAGCTCCAAGAGCAACGCCAGTGGCTGTGACCACTTCATTCAATGCCACCTGACTACTGATGGCTGTCACTATCACCGCACTTGCGTTTGTGGTTGTGATGTTCTGCGTCAAAACGACTTGAGCCGTACTTACTTCGGAACCTGCTGCAATAGGAAAATTGAACACCTGAGAATAGTACCCAGCCGTCCTGTTCGCGCCCGTTGCCTCGCCCGCGTCGTACCAAGTCTGTTCACGGATGTTGTAGATGATGGCGTCTGTGCATTCAGTAGCATCACCACGCGGATAGAACCACCATATCTCTCCGAACCGATTCACCTTGGTTGCCCAAATCTTTTGCCTTTGATCGTAGTTCAAATTGTCAAAGAAGTAGTTCTGATTCATAGTGTTTGGGAGTTCTTTGATCACCCCGTTGTACATCAGGAATCGATCAACGCCACACCAATAATATATCCCGTCAAATTCGACGACGCTTTGACTTGAGAGAATTGTGGAACTGCCAATGATGTCATAGCGCCAAAAAAGTTGCTGAGAAGTAACTCCAGTGGAGATGGTTGTTGGGTTGTAACTCACGCGGATCAATGAATCCAGCGCCCAGAACAATCCCGATGGCGCATTTGATCCTCCACGAACCGCAACACCTTTGACAATTTTTTGATTTGATACATTGACTGCATTTGAATCTGGCCCATTCCAATCAAAAGCATTCCCCGCAACACAATTCTGTATTAGCCCGTTGTCTCCGTAAGCAAAAACATACGGGTGAAGAGAAACAACCCCTCCAGAGACTGTGATGTAATTGTTCGTTGGGGTTGTCCCTTGACTGTCTCGCAAAGGATATGCAACAGACCCACTGGGTTCTACAGCCAAAACAGCCGGAGCTAATGTGCTGTTTATTTGATCAAGGTTCTGCCCCGGATGCGCCAAAATAAGGCTATTCCCACTTCCCGTAGCGTCAAAAAAACCATCAAACTGCCATAGGTTTTTGTCGGACGCAGTGAAATTGCTATTTACCGTGGCAACCTTTATAGAGAACCCTGATCCTGTTCCGCCAATGTTTGCCGCCAAAGCACTCAACGTATCTCCAACAACATAGGAGTTGCCTTGGGTTGTTATTGTTACCGAGGAAACAACCGTCCCAGCAACGACTATGGTGGCCTTTGCCCCCGTTCCAGAACCGCCGGTAAGGGCTACTACTGTATAAGTGCCGTTGGTGTAAGCCGATCCCCCGACAAGCGTTCCAACAGTCAGTACAGGTCCGCCAAATGTGTAATCAACAATCCCGGCACCAATCCCGTCATTGTCGCAAACAAACCGCTGCAGCCCGTTGTTGTAGCCGTTGTAGACGCTGTTGAAACCGTCAGCAGACTCCACAAATATTCCTCGGGAGTATCCATTGATGAAGTTGGTCATTTCCCGGTAACCAAGGATTTTTCTAGGACGACCACGTTGAAACCTGACCCACTCCCCGTCTGCATAAAAGTTATGGTCAAATACCGTCCCGTCCCGTTGAATGCCGGGCTTGGTATCGAGCGCAAAAACTTTCTTTGTCATCAGAACGTCCCGCCAGCCAAGCCGCTCGGAATCACTGCTCCAGAAGCGGTCAGGCCAAATTGTTTCACCCCAAGAATGGCAATGTCAAACTCTGCACTCCCCGCCCTGTAAATCCCTGTGGAAGTTTCCGCTGCAAAGTTCATCGATGGAGATCCAACAGATCCACTGATCAAGCTGATTGAGGTGGATCCAGCCAACACCGTGTTGGCATTGACCAAATTCACCGAGTCGCAAATTAACGTCGCCTGCTGCCCCGCGCTGAGAGTTGCGGTGGATCCTGAGCCGGTGCTGATGGTTACAGTGAAGGCGGACGCCCCGCCGGTGGTGGCGTTTTGAATGTAATAAACCTGAATCGTTGGCGGAACAAGGATCGTAACGTTGCCTGTCAAGTCACCAGCGGATGTATATTTCTGAATGACGTTGGAAGCCTCGGAGCTTGTCAGGGTGTAGCTCCCCGTCGCCACCACCTTCACAAGTTGGCTGAAATTGAACTGGGTGGACTTTCCCAAACCAACCGAATAAAAAGCCGATCCAGAAGAGGCAATAAAACAAGAATCTCCCGGCTGCAATCCCACAGTGGCTGAAGCGTTGAAAACGTCAGACCCAGAGCAAGCCACAGTCAACAACCCTGTGCCTGCGTTCCTGACCTGTATGAACCAATTATTCCCAACCGTCGCAGCCAATGGCAACGTGAGCGTTCCAGCACCAGAAGTCCAAACGTACAACTCCGCACGATCTGCTGCGGTTGCGGTGTAACTGGTGGAGAACGTTGTAACTGGAGAGGATTGATTCAGGGTCAATCCTGAAGCCATAAGCCCGTAACCAGCCAACGTCGCTGCATCAGCAGATGACGTTCCAGTCCCAAAGGCAATAATTCCCCAAGTTCCAGCGGTCGTGGCGTTGGTGACGATGTAGATGTACTGGGCTTGCCCTGCGGCAATCGTCACGATGGTGTTCGCGCCGGTATAGTCTTTGACGGTAACGCTGACTGCACCGACGTTGCGAATCAACGCATCATTGCCGACAGAGGTTTGGTTGGCGGGAGGCATCCATAGCTCGTTTGCGGCGGAGGCGGTGGACACCTCCATGATGCGGGCTGCAGCGGAATCGGTCGTTGTGCCGTTGATGGGCCACTCCAACTGCAAGTCTGCTGTCAGAGTGATGCGGCGATACGAAACGTCAGTGGGCTGTATGACGTTTCCAGTGAATGGCGAGTTATAGCTCATATCAAGAGTCCTGTACGTTCGCTTGTCGATCGGCAATCCGAATGACGTCTTCGTTCTTCAGAGTGGTAATTATCAGGTCGTATTGTTGTTGCCACATACCCATACGTTCGTCGTTCTTCAGGTAAGGCATAGCCTGCAGCAAAGACCCGTAGAGCAACGCTTGAGGGGCGTAGATTGTGAACCAGTTGGTTTCATTGCTAGAGTCCAGAGGCTGAACCCGCTCGTAGTACAACACTTCAAAAGCGTAAGCTGCAGTGGGGGTTGGTGCAACGAGCCAGTGCGTGTAGTCGTAGTCTGCGTAATACGCAGGCACTCCCGTGACTGTTGGGTCGGGGGCGTATTCCCTGAGGTATTCATACTTCCTGAGCAGGACTGGACTCCTCTTGCCGCTGACGGTCACGTTCATTGAAACCGTCTTGTGCCACCGCGCAGGCTTGTCAATGACGGCTTGACTGGCGACCATGTTGCTTTCGTTCACGGTCAGATTGCCAAGGAACTTGATCTGGGAAGCAATAACCTGCTCCGCAAGCATGATGAAACGCGGGATCTGCGCAATTGTCTGAGCGTCGTCACGTTCTAAATATTGCTGGATGTCATCGACCAAAGACGAGTACGTCATAACACTGGCAGTAGTCATGAGAATTTCCTAGTCCCATTTTTATCAATTATCAACGCCATTCTACGCGGCGGCAAGCTAGGGAAACTGGGGATGCTGATATGCGTCCAAGCGTCAAACTCCCTGATTATCTGGTCGTATGGCAGTCCTGCGGTCATTACAGACCTCACAATCTCATCAGGGGTCATTCCGGGTACTCGGATGTCAGCGGCGCAGCCGAGCCTGTGCTGGCTCTTATCAGAGCTTCCTACGGCATCATTTACAGCTTTGCTGCGGAACGCTGAGTTCACCATCACAGGTCTGCCCCCTAACTGGGTTTTTACCTGCTCAAGCAGCACAGCTAACCGCCGCAGGTTCTCAATCTCCCCCTCATTCGGGGTGTTGTCCAGCGTCCTGTGGTTGGTGTGCGTCAACTCGGCAAGGGTGAAATGCTCACTTAGGTTCATTTTGATTAACCTGTATTCCCGCTAACAATCCGATAAACCCACCAACAATAGTTTGGAATGCTGGGCCGATCAGCTTGAATATCTCACTGTTATCCACAAGCGGGTCAAACAACCCAGCGCACATCACCACCACCATCGACAGCAGGATTAAGCAAAGCGTCAAGCTCACCATCCCGATTACGACGATGAGCGTTTTCTCTTTCACTTGTTGCCGGGGTCAGCTTTAACTGCGCCGCCCAGACCAAAAGCAGCGGCAATGCCCTGCGCCAGCATTTGATACGGAGGAGGAATCAGCGGCATCAAGACCATCACAAAAACGCCAAGCCCTGCCAAGGTTGATGCTTCTCCAAAACGCTTTCTGAGCCAGCCCATGTCATTCTCCTTTTTTCTTCATGTTTATCATCTGCTGCCTTCCCCGCCTCTAACTTTTTCAACCGAGCGCATCGCACCAAGACCAAGCACGCCCATCAATACCTGCATGGTCAAATCAGTGTTAATTACCGGAAAGTCTCCAACATAGCCAAAAAATACTTTTGCAACAAACCGCGCAACTGGTTCAAATATTGCCACATACGCAAGACCAGCGCCGCAAATCCAGCCAACAAACGGTCGCCAGCCAGCCACAAACCAATTGGTTGATTTTGCTTCTTCCAAATTTGTTTGGATTTGTAATTTTGCCAAATCGGTTGCCGCCGCAAGCTGGGCAAGTTCTCCGTTTTGCTGCATCTCAAACAGCTTCAGTTTTGCTTGTTCAGCCTGCGCGGGGTCGGGGAAGAACTTATCGACTAGCTTGCTGCCTATATCCAGTACTGCGGCTAGTGGGAACATTATTTGTCGCCCCTTTTGTTGAACAACTCAAACAGCGTTCTAATCTTTTCTTCCAGCACCGCAACGCGCAGGTCAATCTTTGACAACACAATGATAAGCATGATTAAAGCAAGCAGGATGGGCCATGCCTTCACCAACATATCAAATGTGTCCATCAATGCACCCTGAAAGCAATTCCAACAAGCAACAGAATGATGGCACCGGCAGAAGCTAAAAGAACTGACTCCAACCTTTTAATTCTAGTGATAGTTTCCGTCCACCGTTCAGCGCAAACTTGTTCGTGGATGGAGAAGGTCTTGTCCAGTTCTCTTAGGTCTGCCATCACTTACTCCGCTTTAGGAACTTCAGGTGCCTCTGGTTGAACCTGCGGAGCGGCTTGCGTTTGAATCTTCGCAATCAATGCCTGCACCTGCACAAACGGCATCTGCCCGAGTGCATTCAATACCCCATTTACTTCAGCTATCTCTAAGTCAAGCTTTATCATTTTTACTCCTGTTAGTTAGTCCAAGGAACACCGTTAATTACTGCCTTTTTTGCTGCAATCTGAGCATCCAGATTAGCCTCTAGCGCGGCAACATTCTCCGCACCAAGGGATTCTTTTACCCAACCTACGACCATGTCTTGTGTCAGGTCATCGTAGGGAATGAAGGTATCGCCCGTCTGTGTGTAATCACACTCTCCAGTCGCAACGGATGAGTAGTCGCCATCAACGTCGTCAACGCGATACCAAACGTGGATAACAAACCCGTCAGTCTCTTTGCGCTGCATCTGCTGAATGTTCCAAGTAATCATTTTTAATTCCTTTCAAGCAGCGCGACCCGGCTGCGGAGGGCTTGCACTTCTGCAATCAGCAGCGGAACAAATATCTGATGATCCATGCTCTGATAAATTGGCTTGCCATCTTCGTCCTCTGCATCCTTCTCGCCGGTCACAGCGTAGGGAACTACGGACGCAGCTTCGTGGGCAATCATCATGGGACGGGCGATTGTTGCGCCCTTCATCTTGCCCATATAGACCTGAAGCTGGTCGATGGTTTCGCCTGATGCTTCGTACTTGCCGGTGATGTCTTTGCTGCGGTAGTCGGATGTGGTGTTGTAAGCGGTAAGACCGCCAGCGCGGTTATAGGTGATGGAGCCGCGCTGCGTTGGGGAACCCTCTGTGAAGAACTTAATGAATGCGTTATCGCCGGTTGTCGCGTAGTGCCAAATATCCGTTACAGACGTTGTTGCCGTTGTGTTCCTT